ATGCTTGGGAATATACTGCTGGTTCTAGTGAAAAGACTTCAGCAGACTTGAGTGCAGAGGACTTAACTAAATACAATATGACGGAGAATTTATAATGCCAATGACAATTAACATAACTAAAGCTAAAGTTATTACTAAAGATAGACTGAGGGGTGAGCGCAAACCTTTACTTGAAGCACAAGATGTTCTGTTTAATAGAGCATTAGAAACAGGTGCATCAACCACAGCTATTGTCACAGAGAAGAATAGACTTAGAGATATTACAGATCAAGTTGATGGGATGGACACAGTTGCTAAACTTAAAGGAGCAACTATCTAATGGCAGTAACAATTAACGGATCAGCTAGTGCTGACTTTGCAACAGCTTTACCTCTTACCGAGGGCGGTACGGGTGCAGGGTCAGCAGCGGCCGCCGCAGCAGCTATTGCTCCCATTCAATTACAAACAGCAGTAGCTACAACAAGTGGTACTGCAATTGACTTTACTAGCATACCTGCCGGTGTTAAAAGAGTTACGTTGTTGTTCTCAGAAACTTCACTGAGTGGTGCTGATGACTTTTTAATCCAACTTGGTGACTCAGGCGGGTTCGAGACATCTGGTTATATATCTTCTGTAGGACACGTAATACACGGGCAAAACGGCAATGTACGAAGCTCTACCGCAGGGTTTATTGCAGGAGGGGGTGACTCCTCCACAAAGCTAATAGGCACTATGACTTTAAGTTTAATTGTTGCTGGATCATTTAAGTGGATTTCAGCACTAAATGTTACACAAACTACTGCTGTAACACAATGCGGCGGAGGTCAGAAATCGTTGTCTGCTGAGTTAACACAAGTTCGTATTGACAGTACTGGTTCAAACACTTTTGATGCAGGTTCGGTAGCAATTTCTTGGGAGTTTTAGAATGACCGTTAAGATTACAACACCTAATGGCGGAGCAGACTCACTAGACTTTGGCTGCGCTAGAACAGCTATTGTTGCTACAGTCACAGGTACAGAGGTCAGTTCTGGTGAAGGCAAGTTAGAATTAAAGACCACTACTGGTGGTACTTCAGCAGCCAAAATGACCATTGCTGCTAATGGTACAGTTACTTTAGCTGCTCCTTTACCAATAGCATCTGGTGGGACAGGTTCAGATGATGGTGCTATATACCTACAAACAGCAGTAGCTTCTACTAGCGGCACTACAGTTGACTTCACTAGCATACCTGCCGGTGTTAAGCGGATTACTATCCATTTTGAAAATGTTTCATCAAATGCAACTAGCATATATCAAGTGAAACTTGGAGATGCGGGTGGTATTGAAACATCTGGATATTTGGGAACGGTTATAACTATAAATTCTGATGCATCCCCAGCTTTTGCTGCTAGGACTGATTCTTTTGAAGTTGCATCTGCTACAGCAGCGAATGTAGTGAATGGTGTAGTTACTTTATCATTAGGTAATTCTTCAACAAACTATTGGTTTTCGTCTGGTACGATTTCTGGCCCAGCTAATGGATGGGTACACTCAGGCAGCAAAGCTTTATCTGCAACATTAGATAGAGTTCAGGTAACAACTGCGGGCGGAGATACATTTGATGCAGGCAAAATAAGTATTTCATGGGAGTTTTAAATAATGGCATCTAGTATTGAAACTACAGACACAACCACTACGCTAAAGAACAACGGCAATACTTATCTAAGTGTAGATACTAATGACGTTGTGGCATTAGCAAATGTTTTACCCATTGCAAGTGGAGGAACAGGTTCAGATGATGGTGCTATATATCTACAAACAGCAGTAGCTTCTACTAGTGGTGCTACAATTGATTTCACTTCAATACCAGCCGGAGTTAAGAGAATTAGTATTCACTTAGTTGGCGTGTCAACATCTGGAGGTTCGGATTATCTGATTCAACTTGGCGATGCAGGAGGAATAGAGACAAGCGGGTATCTTGGTTCTTCGGGTAGGCTTGTTACTGGAACTAATGGATTAAGATATACTGCTGGGTTCGGTATTAATAATGGCGCTCAAGCTGCAGGGTATATAACTCATGGGTCAATGGTATGTTCGCTAGTAAAAGCATCTACCTTCACTTGGGTTGCTAATGGTGTCTTTGGAGGATCAGATTCTTATACCAATACCGTTTCTGGCGGTTCAAAATCCACATCAGCCACCCTAGACCGAGTACGACTAACTACTGTTAACGGATCAGATACTTTTGATGCAGGTTTAGTAACAATTTCTTGGGAGTTTTAAATAGTGACAACTACAATATACTAGGATAAGGGTGCAACCCTTAAACATTATAAATATGTATAAAGGGGAAAGAGTATGGCCATACCATCAACAAAAGCAACATTAAAAACATACTGCCTTAGAGCTCTAGGTTTCGGTGTTATCGATATCAATGTTTCAGACGATCAGATAGATGACCGCTTAGACGAAGCACTTCAATACTTCTCACAATATCATTATGATGGTATTGAAAGAATGTATCTTAAACATCTCATAACATCAGCTGATGTTGCTCGCGCAAGAGGAAACTCAGACGCTATTGCAACAGATATAGTGGATACCAGTGTAACTGCAACTTGGAGCGAAGGAAACAATTGGATTCCCGTTCCAAACTCTGTGGTATCTGTTACAAGAGTATTTCCATTCACTAACACAGGTGGTGGCGGTAGTATGTTTGATATTCGCTATCAATTACGATTAAACGACCTATTTGATTTCTCATCAACATCTGTTATTCAATACGAAATGACAATGCAGAATTTAGATTTGCTCGAACATATTCTTGTTGGTGAAACACCTATTCGTTTTAACCAACATCAGGGCCGTCTTTATGTTGATATGGATTGGCAAAATGATGTAACTGCTGATGTAGACTATATGGTTATTGAGTGTTATCGAAAATTAGACCCAGATTCATTTACAGATATCTATGATGATATTTATTTAAAAAGATATGCAACCGCACTTATCAAAAGACAGTGGGGTGCAAACTTATCCAAGTTCTCAGGAGTTGCAATGTTGGGTGGTGTTACCATGAATGGTGAAACCATATTCAGTCAAGCAACAGAAGAATTAGAAAAATTAGAAGAACAAATCCAATTGGCATTTGAATTACCAATCAATTATATGATAGGTTAACCAATGGCAGTTAACTCATTTTTTCACACAAGTAATGTCGCCGCGATAGCAACAGAACAATCTCTTTATAGTAATCTTATAAAAGAAGCAATACAGATTTATGGCCATGATGTTTATTATCTTGACCGTACATCAGTTGCAGAAGATACTGTATTTGGAGAAGATTCTCTAACTAAGTTTACACAACAACACCCTATAGAAATGTACATTGAAGATTCTGAAGGTGGGTTTGCTGGTGAAAAAGAAATAATGAGTCAATTTGGTTTACAAAATTTAAGCGAAGTTACTTTCGTTGTTAACAAAATAAGATTTCAAGAACTAGACAGACAGATGCAAATAGAAACCGCGACAGATACAACTTCTGGCGGTTCTATATTATTAGAAGAAGCAACAATAAATCAGACAGGTAATTCATCTACTCTGTCAACTGCATCAGGCGATTCTAATTTTTACATTATACAAGATACATCTGCGACAGATGCAGATAGACCAAACGAAGGTGATGTAGTATATCACCCTGTACTTGATAAGATGTTTCAAGTTAATTTTGTAGACCATGATGAACCATTTTATCAACTGGACAACAATCCAGTTTACAAATTAAGGTGTCGTCTGTATGATTACAGTTCAGAAGTTATTGATACAGGTATCGCAGACATTGATGCAATTGAAGATGAACTATCGACAGATGCTTTAATCTATCAATTTACTTTAGAACAAGGTACTCAAGTTGGTGAATCATTAACTATTGATAGTGATTTATATACTGTTGATATAACTAATGTTACTGTAGATGCTACAACAGTTAGTGCAGGTGAAGATGCTGCATCGTTTGGAGGTGGTAGTATTGTGCTTGAAAACTCAGCTGATAGTAGTGACTCACAGTACTTATTACAAGAAGATGCTAAATCTGTTGGAGACTATATAACAGATAAAACTGCACAGAACGAATTATTTAGCGCACAAAGTGCCACAGTTTTGGACTTTAGTGAATCCAATCCATTTGGTGATCCTAAATGATTATAAATAGTATTAGGAGAATTTAATGGCAAATCAATCACTTGGATTAGGTACTGAGGCAAATGATGGAACAGGGGATACTCTACGAGTAGCCTCTGATAAAATCAACGATAACTTTTTAGAGATTTATACTTTAATTGGGGATGAATCGTCTTTAACTACGGGTATCAGTGCAACCGCATCAGTAGTAACTTTAACTGCGCCAACAATTACAGGTGTAGTTGGTGGAACGCAAACTTCGGCAACGATTACAACTCTAACAGGAACTACTTTAAACGCTGGAACTCTTGCTATAGCTGCTGGTTCTATTACAGATAGTTCTGGTGCAATTTCCTTTGGTAATGAGAATCTAACAACAACAGGGACAATTACTGGCGCTCTTGCTACAGCTGCCCAAACTGCAATTACTTCAGTGGGAACACTAACTGCACTTCAAGTTGATAAT